AAAGCCGGGGCTGTCTTGAATGAGACTGCTGGGTTGAACAATCCAACTTTGCTTCCAAACAAAAGCGATGTAAATACTGGTATTGGTTCGCATTCAGATGATAAGGTATCTCTGATTGCAGGTTCTTTGGAAGTATTGCGGCTTTATACGAATCTTCTTGGTAGTCCATCCGGTGCTCAAGCTAAATGGGCGATAAATCAGAATCTTACTGCATTTGCTGGTGGTGGTATTGGAAACGCATTTTTAACATCTTCCTATAATATTATCGCGACTGTTACAACTGCCGGGGATAGTATATCATTGCCTAATACTGACTTTGATGAGGGTACTCTTATCCACGTCAAGAATGATGGTGCCAATAGTTTGGATTTATTTCCCGGTGTTGGGGATGATCTTGGTAATGGTGTAGGAATTGCTGAGGCTATTCCCGCTGGTGAATCACGAACTTTCATCTGTTCAGTGAGTAATACAACATGGACCCAGCTGATTGTAGCAGGGAATGTATCCAAGGTAGGTACTCCGCTCGATAACCAAATTGGTATATGGACCGGTGATGGAACCATTGAAGGTTTCGCAGGATTCGAGTTTGATGGGTCGCAGTTTTCTCTCCCCAACTATTCATTCCCTGCTGCTGATGGTGCAGCCGATCAAATCCTGTCTACTGACGGATTAGGGGTTTTATCCTTTAAAGATCAGGCTAGTGGGGGCGGAGGTTTGCTTAGTGCTACGTATCTATTTGATACAGATACTACTGCTGGTGATCCCGGTCCGGGAAATGTCCGCTTTAACAATGTTACTCCGGCATCTGTTACTGAAATTTTCATTGATGCTATTGATGAGAATGCTGTAGATGTTACCAATCTTCTTAGTCTTATCACTACAGGTGACAGACTATACATTCAAACTAAGGAAGATGCATCTGAATTTTTGGTATTCGATGTAACTGCACCTATCACGGATAATACGGGTTGGTTCACTATCGCAGGTACAGTGCAAGCAAGTGGAGGACTCCCTGCTGATGGTGAACCAGCACTAGTTATTCTGCAGATTGGTGGATCGGTAAGTGGTGGGGGTGATGTCTTTAAGGTCGGTACTCCGGTTAACAATCAGATTGGTGTATGGACCGGTGATGGTACTATTGAGGGTGATGCGGGTCTTACATGGGACGGTAATCAGGTACTCGTACCCCAAGACAACGATGCCGTTGCTCCAACTTACGCATTTGGTGACGGGGATACAGGGTTCTTTGAATCTACAGATGACTTTCTTAATGTCTCTGTAGGAGGAACTTCACGGTTCGAGTGGGTTGGTAACACTTTTCAGGGTATCCTAACTGGCGCTGCGGCGATCTTAAACGCCCTTTCATCAGCTACATTACCTACTCTGATCCCTAGTTTAGGGGATGCGAATACGGGTATTGGTCATGCCGCTGACGATCAACTATCACTGGTTGCTGGCGGTGTGGAAGGTATACGTTTATCAGAGGCAGGCTCAGAAGTCGCCATGCTGAATCAGGTGACTATTGGCATCACAGCCTCTCCAACCCAAACACAGGGCAATGGCCCACTCATATCGTCCTACAACGAAGTTTCCGTAGTTGCCAGTGGCAACAATGTGGTTACGCTTCCCACGGCAGTCGCTGGTCAGCATTGTATCGTAATCAATAACGCAGCACTGGTTTTACAGATATTTCCTGCTTTGGGCGACGATCTTGGCGAGGGTGTAAACAGTTCTACGACTCTGATTGGTGGCGGAGGTTCCACCCACTTCTTCGCTGAGGATGCTACGACTTGGGCGCGTGTTGGTGCAGGCGCAACAGGAGGGCTATCGGACTTTAGCTCTGCTACTCCCCTTAATAATTCAATGCTGGTCTATGATGGCATTGCCGATATATGGGAACCTGATGGGGGTGTACTCTTTGACGGTACTTTCTTTATAGCTGCTGGTATCATAACCACGAGTGTAGGTCTTCAAGGAATCCTAAACGTGGTGGCGACAGGCACAGTCCCCAACATATGTCCAAGTAGATTTGACACCGATACAGGCTTAGGCCGAGCCGCAGAAGACCAACTTTCACTGATCGCTGGTGGAGCCGAAATTGCTCGTGCACAGGAAGCTGCCGTTGATCAGTTCTTAATAGTTAACGGAACTGTTGCACTTCCGGGCTTGGCATTTATTGGTGATCCGGACTGTGGGTTATTCCGAGAAGATACTGACAGAGTGGGTATAGTCGCGGGCGGTGTCATTGCGACACTATATCAGGAAGGTTTTGGTACTGGTGTTCTTGCGGGTTCTCAGAACGACCTTGGACTGACAGCTAGTGTCACACAGACACAGGCCGGGGGACTTGTACTACGAAGTTCTTACAATGAGGTCGCGACTGTAGCGAACTCAGGTGATGCACTCACATTACAGGGTGATCCCCAGTTGGCTAGTATTGCTGGGAAGCATACAGTCGTAATTAACAATGGAGCTAACGATCTACAACTCTTCCCAGCGTTGGGTGATGCTATCGGTGGTGGTGCTACTAATGCCTCTGTCGTAGTTGTAGCTGGCGGAGTAATTGTTCTTCTTGGGCGGGATGGCGCGAATTGGGACATTCTATCTAACGGATTACCCGGTCATGCAGTTCCTCAAGTAGCTAATGATGTAGTACAGGCGCGACGCACAACGGATCTTACACTGACGACCGCGTTTGTTGATGTAACTCTTGATACTACGGATGTTGAATCCGATGCTGCTGTACTGAACCACGACTTAGTCACTAACACTGACAATATCATTATCGGGGTAGCTGGCACATACAGGATTAATTACGAAGTTGACGCGGGGCCAACCACAGTTGGCGATAACTTAGTATCGCTAGACGGTCGAGTGAGGCTGAATGATACTGGAGTAGGGATGCTTGGTTCGGATGCAAAATGCGGAATGTTTAGTGATGGTTCACTTCCCGGCGATCTTTTCCCCTGTAATTTAAGTCAAACATTTTACGCAACACTCGCTGCCAGTGATTTTGTTACCTTGCAACTTGAAAAAGTTGAAATTGGGGGAACCGCAGAAACTTATGTAGCTGATCGTATTATATTCACAGCTGAGAGGGTATTGTAATGGCAAAAGTAGTTGTAGCACTTACGGAGGATTGGCGTAAAATCTCTGAATTGGCTGGTGGAGACCCAAGTCTGATTATGTTTGATCCTCCCTCCAGTGAACTGGAATGCCCAGACGTGACTCAGGCCGCGCTTGACACAGCGCATACTGCATATCTTGCAGATCAAACGAACATTGATGCTGCTACAGCAGCGGCTCAGGAAACGGTATCAAGAGATTCCGATAAGGTCAAGTATGACATTGAGCGAACGTTGCGGGCAATAGTCTTATTGTTAATAGATGAATTAAACGTCCTCAGGACAATAGAGGGTTTGCCTGATCGTACAGCGGCACAAGCTCGTACAGCCATCCAAAGTAAGATTGATAGTCTGTAATGCCACGTGTATCACCCATACAGGAATCTTTCGTTTCGGGTGAGATTTCGGAAAACGTCCGGGGTCGAGTCTCAACAGATGTCTATAAGTCCGGGCTAAAGTTCTGCGAAAACTGGGTGCCTCAGGTTCAAGGCTCCTTGCGCATGCGCGATAGTATTGAATATAAAGATGATATAAATCCGAACAATACTATGGCACGTCTGTTTACCTTCTCAGTGGGTCTTGATGAAGATCATATTGTTGAGGTAGGGGATAGTCTTGTTGTTGTCCGTAACACTCCATCAGGAAACACAACGCTTGGTGGTGAATCCACTAACCTAGTTACTGATCCCACCTACCAATCGGAACTAACATTCTGGACGTTTAATCAACGGAAGTATGACCTGCCACAACTCAATTCACCAGACGGGATAGCGATAACTTGGCAACATGGTGAGGATTCATTTACCGAGGGAAATCGTACTAATGGTGAGATTCCTATTGGCCCACTTATTATTGAACAGGCGTCAGTCGGTGGTGAATTAAGACAGAATATTGCAGTCCCTGCGGGTACCGATATTCTAACGCATAACTTTCTGATATCAGACATTAATCTTACCATGCCCACGGTTCCGGATGATGATGCGGATGAAATGGGTGCACCAAATATGGTAGGTCCAGAAATTGTTATTCGTATTGGTACTACCGAGCAGGGTGCCGAAATTGCTGAGAACATAACTCCCATAGCTGATGTGGGTAATATACCGGCTATTGCCTTTGGTTTTATCCCGGGCGCTGCGGTAACGAATTATTGGCTCGGTATTGGCGTACGGTATACCGATATACCTATTCCACCAATCGTACCCCCGGACCCCATAGGCAATAAATTTGTCGATGATTTCTTTTATAAATTCGGACCTGCCCAAATTACTACCGCATTACCCGGTGGGTCAGGTACTCCGGTTGAGTTTGCATCACCTTATACAACGGCAGATTTAATATGCATGCATAGTGCTATGGACCCGGGTGAGGCTGAACTTTGGATTACCGTTGACACTAATGATGTTGAGCAACACCGATTAAAATTTGACGGTATAGTTTGGACATTTGATGCTATAACGTCAATAGGGGGGTTCATACCCCCGAGTCCGAATACATGGACAACGGGGAGTTGGCCTTCAAGAGTCTCAATTAGGGATGGGCGGTTATTTTTTGCCAACATTCCATCGCAACGAGCTACTATATGGGGTTCAAGAGCCGGGGATTATCTTGATTTTGACGGTTCAGCCCCAACTTTACTTTCTGATCCACTTCTCTTTCCGTTAACGGTCGCGGGCGTAATTACCGGGCTAACTGATAAGAAACAGCTAGTCGTTAATACTGACGTATCGGAGGTAGTGGCCGAATCAACACTTGCGGGAAATGTACTCGTATTTAACGATTTCGCATTTCCGCTGCAAACTGAATGGGGAGCCTCTTGTGTCCAGCAAGTGGGAGTGGGACGCGAAGTTATATATTCCAGCCCGTCAGACCGAAGATTACGTACGTTCGCTGACGAAGGCGGCACAAACTTCGGGTGGGATGGTGGTCAACTCAACCTATTGGCCCAAGACTTGTTCGGCACCCGGGTGGTCGAAATGGATTGGGCAGACGACCCGGCGTACCAATACCTGTGCGTGATGGGCGATGGTAGTATTGTATCCGCCACCTATTTTCAAGCTGAAAAGGTCATTGGATTTTATCGGCTGACTACTGACGGGTTAATTAAAACTATCACAGTAGTTAATACGATTAGGGGTGCAGTAGTCTGGATGTTTGTTGAGCGGAACGGTACGTGGCGATTAGAAGAGTTAACATTTAATTCTGATAATAGGCAAGCACTTGATTCATTCGTTTTTAGGGGTGTTGGTGCGGGTGGCATAATTGGTCAACTTGAACATCTAAACGGTCAGGAATGTAGGGTTGTTATAGAGTCAATTGATCCAAATTCAGGTGATCTTTTTTATGCCGTTCAAGTTGATACATTCACACCGGTTGCTGGCGTAATACAACTTACTGATCCGTCAACTTTTGGCCAGAAAGCGTATGTAGGATTAAGTTATGACAATAGTTTTCAGCTATTGAGTCTAGAAGGAGTTAGCAACCGGGGCACGTCACAGGTATCTAAGCGTCGCTGGAATAAGGTCTTTCTACGCCTGAATGATTCGGCAATACCACTGGTCGAGGGTGTACCGACTAAGGACCGTACTCCAGCAACACCGATGGGTCTGGGTGAACCTTTCATTACAGGTGATGTTGAGATCGTTGATCTTGGCTCTGGCGAAGGGGACATTATTATAACACAGGATAAGCCACTGATGTCAGAAGTTGTGGCTGTCTTTGGCAAGGTAATCAGTGCGGAAGTCTAATGACTAATCAAGTTGAAATTTCAAATTTAGCCCTGTCATGGTTAGGCCAAAATCAGATCAATAATCTGACAGATAACCAGACCGAAGCAAAGGTGATGAATGCTAATTTCGCCACGGCTCGGGACAAATTACTGGCTGATCATGCTTGGACTTTTGCTCTGCGTCGGGAGATATTATCACCGGTTGCTGATCTACCTGAATTTGGAGCGGGAAATAAGTTTCTGATCCCTAGTGATGTGCTTAGGGTATTCAGGGTCTTTAGACCTAGTGGTAGTAGTGGAAATTTTCAAGGCACTATTTTCCAGACCCAAGAATTCCAGAATGCTCAGTGGGTTAGGGAAGGTCAATTTATTATTGCTCGTGAGGAAATTGTGTGGGCATTGTTTATTTTCCGGGAGGTTAACACTGACCGATGGCCCCAACCTTTTGTTCATGCGCTAGCGGCACGATTAGCCGCTGACACCTGCATGGTGTTTACTGAAAATCGCAGAATGTTTGAGCAAATGGAAATGTTGTTTCAAGATAAATTGGCTGATGCTCTTTACTCTGATGGAAGTCAGGGTCGGACGGAGATTGTCAGGAGTAACAGGCTAACTGGACCGAGGACAAGATAATGCCACTCGCAGCAATTTTCGGGGGATTCAAGGCCATCACCGGTATCTTTGGCGCAAGAGGCCAGAGTAAGGCTGACAAACAGCGAGTTCGACTTCAATTTGAGGATAACCTTGAGAAAATCCGTCGACGTAGTTTTACGCAGAAACAAGTTCTAGGTGCTGCTAAGGCACTTGGTGAGGCTTCTGGTGTTCGTCATACGGGTGGTTCCTCGGCACAAGGCGCTATTGATTCCATGGCCACTGAATTTAAGAAAGAACTCGATTGGATGAAGAAATACGCAGTAACGGCCAAGAGGCTTGGTTTGAAACAAGCAAGACTGGATTATAGCAAGAATGTAATTGGCTCCGTCACGGACGCAGTTTCGAGCTTTATTTGATATGGCTAAAATACCTAATTTAGTGCAACAGCCGGTCGGGGAATTTGCTTTAGGCAATATCCCGACACCAGATTATATGGGACCAGCTAAGGCGTTTGCTAACCTATTGGATACTGTGCAAGACATAGAAACGGTGGGTGGCATTGACGAAGCTACCGGTGAAGCGGCTAAGGAATTAAGCGAACTTCGTGCCATACTGGTGAATAGTAATACTCTTGAAGCCGATTTCGTTGGGGATGAATACGATGTAGAGCAACATACGTCTATATCGGATGGTAAGGGTGGTAGGATAGAATTGCCTAAACCCATGATCTTCACGCATGAAGTTGCAAATGATCTATGGGCCAAACGTTCTCAGGAAATTGTAGATCACTACGCTGGCACGATCACCAATACCGAAGCCCGTAACAAGTTCTTGAAGGAAGTTAACCAACGCTATGTCGCCCCCGGTGGCGCGGAAGTAATGGGGTCCAATATAATTCGTGCTAGAGCCTATGGTCAAGCTCGTGCGGAACGTGCTATTGAGGATATTATAGCCTCCATTGCTCCCCGGGAGGAAAGGGAATCCGAGGCTAAATCGGTAATTGCACGTCAAGCCCTCTTAGGAGCGGACCCGGTGTGGATCGAACGGCGATTAGCTTCATTAGGCCCTGACATTGATCAAATGGACGTACAGAATGACATCATTGGTGCCACCACTATTGATGAGATTGATCAGATTGAAGAGACTATGTGGGCTGGTGGAACTCGTATGGCCCCGGAAACAATGCGCACTATGAGTGCCCAAATGGACAAAAGGCGCGCAGACTTTGAAAAGGCGAACGTGCAACGACAAACTGAGAATGCTGACCAGATGTTCGGAATGTATGTAGACGGACTATTAACTGAACAACAGGTGGGTATTGCCGTTAGCTCCGATGAAATTACACATGCGGATGGTTGGCAATTCTTGAATGCTTTCAAGAGTGGCGGTAGTACGGCCAAAGCCTCCGACCCACTCGTACTGAGCAAGTATCGGGGCGCGATTCAGGTAATTCAATACACGGGTAATCAGCACCGGGTTTTACAGCGTCAGCAATTATTGAGACTCACAATTACCCGCGCAGCGATGGGTTTGAACCCTAATGGTACGCCATCAGGTTTGCCTGCCCGAATTACGGGGGCGGATGCATTTACATTGAATGCACAACTTGACAAAGCAGTTGAAGATGCTTTGGAAAACAATGAGTATGACAAAGCTCTCCAATCACTTACGGCATGGACTCGTGTCAATGTGGATCTTGTAGGTCAAGTATATGCCGGAATTGGGGGTAATCAGAATACAGTTGACGCGGCTATTGCGTTTAAGGAGGGCTTAGATGCCTACATGGATCAATTTGGCGCGGATGCCAAGCCTCAGGAGTATTTTGACGCTAACAAGGATGCGTTTAATCCGAACAATTTCGAGGAGGGCATAAATAAGGAATTCCGTGATCAAATTCCTCAGTCTGATCAGTTTATGACTAAATCTACCGGGTTTACCGGGTTTACATTCACTGAGGAAGGCCAGAATAGGTTTGTCAGATGGATGGGCAGTACGGGTGCTGCAACTTTAGACCCCGCTGAATTTGAGAGAATTTCAGTATTGTTTGATCAATATTACCGTGGACGGGGTATTGCCCCGGCTGGTGGTAGACTTCAACTTGAACCCAATGACCCATTGTATACACAATTTGAGGCGTTAACCCAATGAGTATGGCAGAAGAAGACCTTGAAAACCAGCTGATTGCGGAGAATGAGCAGCCTCCACACGTGGCTGATCGATTTGCAACTAGTGGGGGAGAAGCACGACACGCTGCAAGGGTAGAAATGGTACAACGTGAGGCCGAGGCACTTCGGCGCGCTGAATTAGATACTATGGGCCTTACGGCTGAATATGATAATTGGCGTGAATCTTTGCCTGATACAAGGATGAACGACGAGGAAGTTTACCAGACATTCCTAAATTCTCGAGCCGTTGAGGATGCCTCACGTTCAGGACGTGTCTCGGTGTCCACGGGCGGGACGGACGACATACTCGCGGCTGATATACCGACCCCCGGTCCCGATGGCGACGGGACCCGTCCCGATGAGGCCGGAGAGGTATCACAAGACGGTGACGGTGGCGGCGACCTCTCTAGCCTTATAGCACCCCCCGTTGATCCAACTGCTCTGAAACTTGTGGAGGGCATGTGGACGCCGCCTAAGGAGTCAACTGCGGTTAACTACGAGGAGCCTTCGACGTATGAAATGACCTTGACCCCGGATTGGGTTAAAGAGGCCAAAGCGTTCTATAAATATTCAGATAGTCCGGATATTACCAACAACAGGGGTGAGTTAATCACGGACCCAACGGACGCGGATATTGCTGATTGGGCGCGTAATAATCTGTCCATGTTCAATTGGAACGTAGCGGTAACAATGGTTGAAGCTACTAAGATCATGACATCCAATGATCCAAAGCGCGCACTGAATTACCTGAACTTGATCAATATGTATGATCATTCAGATGGTGGTGCCCGCGAATTTGGCATGGCGCTCCTTGGTGTAGGTACTGACCCAACCACCTATGCCGGTCTTGGTGTCGGTAAACTTATAGCCATGGGTGCGGCTAAACAGACAGCCAAAGCTGGACTCAAGAAAGCAGCTAGTTATGCAATCATAGGCGGAACAGCCGGTGGGGGTGAAGGTGCCCTGTTAGCCGGTGGGTTTGATCTTACGGTCCAGAACATTGAGCAGGAAGCTGGCGCACGTGAGGACATTGACAAGAGCCGTGTAGCATTAGCCACTGGTGCTGGCACTCTATTAGGTATAACCCTTGGCGGAGGCGGTGGCCATTTGATAGGTCGCTGGATGGATAATCTTGCCAATGCCGCGACAAAGAATGCGGAAAGAATACGTGGGCTAAGGTTAGAAGAGGAACGCCGAATTGCAGAGGGTATTGCCCCTGATCAGCTTATAAAATTACTTAAAGAATCCACTAAAGAGGATGCAAGTAAGGGCCAGCAGGATTTTGCAGCTGGTGTTGCTCGTCGTTACTTAGGTGGGGATGAACCACTACCCCGTAATGAAGATGGTACTGTTGACGTAGACGCTGTGGCTGCTCAGTTGGAGCAGCTGTCGATAGGTGAAACGGGTGTGGGTGGTAAACCCTTCGGTCAGCCTGAACGACGCGCTACAACTGATCTACCGAAGCGTGACGGGAGCGATGTTGTATTTGAGGGATACTCCCCGGATGCACTTGCGCGAGTTGCGGATGAAATTGCGCAAATTGCAAGTGACCTCGATATTCCGGTAAGGGATGGTACAAGTTTTGATACTGCCGGGGATGCACAAGCTGTAATCAACGAATTTGCAACACGCCGGGACGGTTTACCCCGGAAACCAAATGGCGATATCGATGTTCGTGCAATCACCGATATGAAGGAATTTGGCAGAAGAAAAGACCTCGGTAAAGGTGACCCACTACGCCGGAATGTGGACAGTATTGATAAACTCGAACGCGCTGGCTGGAAAATGGCCATGGGTGAAGAAGGCGATATAGTATTTGTTGCTAGGGAAATGTCCGAGGCACAGCACAAGGAATTGCAAAGAATTGCAGAACAAGTCGGGGTCAGGACAGAATTGTTCATGGCCGGTAAGAATGACGCGCATATCAGTGTTGAAGGCCCATCTGAGTTAATTTCTGAGTTCGCTGATAAGTTGATCGAGGCACAGCCGGTTACACGATTACCCAAGGCTGAGTCTGCGGAGCTTGCTCGTCGTATCGCATTGATGGACAAATCCGAACAATTAGAGATTGTGCCCAAAACAACCCAAATGCCGGGTAGTCTTGTTCGTACCATTGATGGCAAGAAATGGGAGGTAATGGGCCATACCAAAAATGGGTGGTTCCATCTACGTAATAAATTGACGGGTGAACAGCAGAATTTACGCAGGAAGGATTTCGAAGTTGTCGACTCCCATCCGCCACCTGAATATGGTGGCCCAATGGAGTTGGCACCGTTCACGAGGACCGCAGCTAAGATTATTGCTATGAATGAGCAGGTGGTTTCGGGCAAATTAAGAGAGGTTAAAATAACCCATGCCGAACAGAGGGCAATTATTGATTCTATGGAAGAATTAGGGGTCAAAATAACCGAAAAGGACTTATATTCGCACTGGAGTCCAGCTGATCTTGCATACCTACGGGAGACATACAATGCTCAGGCTAATGCTATAGCCGGGTATGTACGTCGTCTTAGAAGCTATATGGAGAATGAAGGTAGGCTAAGTGACGCTGAACTGGCAAACTTTAATGAAATACACACCCAGTTTGTCGCTACCCGGGACCTATTCTTCGGTACTGTTGGTAATGCTGCTCGTCAGCTGAATATTCTCAAGATGCGCCCAAAAGATACGGTCTATGAATTTAGTCAAGCTATAATGGACTCAATAAACTTGCAGGGTGGTCGAGGCAATACAGAGCATGCGATCATGCAAATGGCAGAATTTGCGTCCCCTAAATGGCAGACCGACGCCAGTGGTGGCTTTAATAAGATTAAGGCTATAACCAAATTATCCGAAAATATCTGGGGCAATAAGTGGTCATCCTTGCTACTCAATTTTAGATACAATATGATGCTGTCAAGCTGGCGTACTCATTTCTTTAATTTTACCGGTAACTCGGCCTCTGGTGTTTATCAACACCTACTGGTTAGTCCGATGAAAATGGGTATTAATAACATGCTCCATGCCTCACAAGTGGCGATGGGGGTGCTTGATCCTAGATTTGTGCCCGATCCGGCCACAAGATTGACAATGGAAACTTGGTATGCCGAACTTCGGGGTCACCAAGAAGGCTTCCGGGACAGTTTGGTTTTGGCTAAAGAGATTGCTCTAGGTAATGATATTGGCCCAGAAGCATCACATCTTGGCGGGGGTAAAGTCTGGAACGAGCTTGGTTTACGGTATAATGTTGTCAATGTACCTGACAGTTGGTATGGTAAATTAGGCACTACCCCGGTCCGATTACTTGAGGCTGGTGATGCCTTCTTTAAGAATCAGTATTATATGTCTGAGATACATAAACTGGCCAGTATCAAGGCCCGGGCTGACGAAATCCACGGTGGGATGAATTATGAGACACAGTATAGGGAGTATGTAAACGATCCAGATGTCACTATGCAACGTGTAGCTAAAGAATTCGCTGCCAAACAGACCTATACCAATGATCCGAATGTGTATGGCGGCGTATTAGCGGCTCTAGCTAGAGGCGTATCTTCGGCCCAGAATAAGAGTTTGATAGTCAATATGATTGTGCCTTTTGTCCGTACTCCGGCCAATTTGCTGAGTTACTCGATGGAAATGATCGGGGCTAATGTAATCCTATCGCCTAGCAAAACTTATGATAACATAGTGCACGGAACCGCATCGGAGAGTCAAGATGCTCTGGCTCGGTTAACCGTCGCTGCTGGCCTATGGCTAGCCACATACGAAATGTATGAAAATGGCAATATTACCGGTGCTGGGCCTCCTAATTGGGAGGAACGTAAGGTATGGGAAGCTGCTGGGTGGCAAGCAAACTCAGTCAAAGCATGGTGGACGGGAGATAAGTGGATTGATATTTCTCGGTTAGACCCGGCTGGACAATCATTGGGTACTATTGCATCAGTATTTGATTTTTATTCCTTGCTTCGTCCAGAGGATAAAACTGGAATTGAGTGGATGGGCGCGGGGCTATTGTATACAGCGGAT